GGTCTTATCTTCTCTCCTCTTTTAATTATTTTACTAAGCTTCTTAATAAGGGTAGGCACTTCATCTCTTGAGAATTTTCCCGTAAGCGTTTGATTCCTTACGGGTATGAAGAAAACAAAATCTATTTCATTTACTTCCGTGTGTGCTTGAAATGCTCCAATAGTGTAAGCTATAGCTTGCCAGTTATCTCTAGGCTCGTCGATCTGACTGATGCCAGTCTTATAATCAATCATAACTGCCTGATCCCCTATCTTAACAAACTTATCACAAGTACCCCACGTAGCTGTACCATCTAATTGAATGTCTACTTGAATCTCGTTGTACTCTTTATATTCTTTACCATTAGCAAATGTATTAAGGTATGCTTCTTCATCAGCTACAATAGCTTCGTAAATCTCGTGTTCCCCTTCATCGTGTAGTGCTGAAGGGTCTTTGACTTCAAGAGCTTCGTGGATACGAGTCCCTTTCTCTGCCGCTGCGTTAGTGCCCGACCTACCTACGTATCCTGCACAACCTGCAACATACTTTAAACTTGATGGACTAAACTCTGCGTGTCCTCTGCTTCCGTGATCTGGTTGATTATTCATCTTCTAAATCTAAATCTTCTAAAGACAAACCACATGTTTTTATTAACTGGTCGAACTGCCATTTTTGTTTTAAGATTAACTCTGTTTCTATTTCTTCTATGTAATTATCAAGACGCTCCTCACATACCTTCATTACTTTTTCTTTCAAGCTGTCTATATACTTTTTTTGTACTTGATCAGAGTTTTCCCAACTGTTGTAGTCCAAATATCTTTCTCTACTAAAACATTTATCAAGGTCAAAAGTTATAGCTTTCCCCACTCTTTTTTTTGTTAAGTTACCTACCATGTAATTCTTCTATGTTTTGTGGTTTGATTGACTAAACTCTGCGTGTCCTCTGCTTCCGTGATCTGGTTGATTATCCATGACATGCAAATTCACCGAATGTTTTCTCTCTGAAAGTGACCGCTATTTTATTAGCATATTCTACCCCTTCTTTTGTGTTAGGCCAACTTGCATGACCAAAATCATCTTTCACCCGAATTTGTTTCCCATCAACCGTGAAGGCAACACAAACACGGTTTGCCCCCCTTCTAACTACATTTTTATATCCAGTTGAGTTATTGATTGATAATCTCGTATTACCAGAATTTTGTTTTGGAGTCGCATGCCTTAAATTACTTAGTTTATCATTCAATGTGTCATGGTCTATATGGTCAACTTGCTTAGTTACATCATCATAGCGGAACATCGCCATTATAACTCGTGAAGCAAAAAACCTTTTACGCTTACCATTGACATACCACCAAATAGCATTTCTAGCTGGATGCCAGCGTTGTTTACTTTCACACCACTCCTTCGGTTTTACTACGGTCGCTTTATGTCCTTTTCTTTTGGTACGATAAAGATGTCTATTCGTTCTTATGTCTCTCTTCCAGAAAACACCCCCATTGTTATAATACACAGCCTCTATTAAATCTTCTGGTATTGGATTATATTTTAATTTTTTATCTTCGGTGTCTGGTGCTTTATGTTCAAACACAGGTTTGACATTTATACCTAATTTTAGTTGGGTGTGTGTATTATCCATGTAGTGCTTTCATGTTTTCTAATTTTCTATTTACAGCCTGTATCACATTTTCCTCAATGGTGTCTACAGCGACTAGTATTTTTTGTAACGCATCTGACTTAGCACCATTCCTATGAATACGACCTAACGTCTGTGCAAACTCCTTAGCTGAATACGATGGGCATATTAAACTAACTCTGGGCCTTTTGCCATTAATATCGTGTAATGAAAGTCCTGTACCTCCAGCACTAATATTAACAACGAGTACATTTTCTTGATCCTCTTGGAAAATCATCAATGATTTGCTGCCGTGCTTTTATGGTCTGACCGCCTTCTATAGAGCTACAATTAAGTTGTGAGCATAGAGCTTTAACAGTGTCTTTAAAGTTAACAAAGATCACTACAGAGTTACCTTGATCAATTAAATCCTCAGCCATGCTGACAATATCAGGAACTTTTACAGCTTCTGTTAACTGTCTTGCTCGTAAAATGTTTACCAGAGCCCACTCGCTATCACCTACTGTCCCTTCTTCTATATATTGAGTAACTATTTCGGGAGTGATATCAAGATCCCTGTATATTTTTTGTATTCCTTTTTTATCTGAGAACTCTACATTCTCTATAAAAACTCTATTGTTTCTAAAACTGTCAGGGAAATCATCAACAGTAAGCTTGTGTCCTGTTACTCCGTATATCCCTTGTTTTATAGAGTCTAGCTTTTTCTTAGTAATCAACCGCCACTTTTTCCACTGATCAGGAGCACACCCATTGTTATACATCCAACCGTACCAACTTTTAAGATTACCTTCGGTTTTATTAAGGCTATGTAGTCCCAACATATACCCTAACGCTCTCATCTCTGTAGGGTCTTCTGCTGCTGTAGCAGACATTCCATGTATACGATACCCTTGCTGGACTAAACTAATTAACAACTGTGCGTTCTGAGTAAACGCTCCTTTGCATTTATGTATCTCATCTATAAGTATTAAAGTGCCTTTAGGTAAGTGCCATTGCATTATCTTTTTACCCCTCTTAGACATGAAGGGAGCACGTCCTCTTCTAATACTCTCGTAGTTGAGGACAAATAAAGGTTCTATCCCTGTCTCCTTTAACTCTCTTTCCCAAGAAGGGATAACTGCTTTAGGGCATATGACAGCTACTTCACCTCCTAAGTTTCTAGTTAAGTGTGCAGCTACCACTGTCTTCCCTGTACCTACAGCACTACTATCTATAGTATTGATATCTTCTAATTGTCTTGATAAGAAAAAATCACAGGCTTCTTTCTGTCGTTCAAATAAGGTTTTCATTTCGACAACCCATACACTACCCTCAAATACTTGTCTAGAGAAAAGAATTGAAACAGGGAGTAGAGGTAGAAAAAAGCAAATACCCCTACTCCCCTAGTTAAGCATAAAACCAAGAAAGGCTTAACTGCTTTTAATATAATACATTTTAGAAACTATGCGCTAATAGTTTTATCTTTTATATATCTAGCAATTAAGAAGGCATCAATCATACCATCATGTGCTTTAGAAGCCCGCTTACTTTTCTGCCAACATTCGTCAGGGGCAAGGCACTCTGCTTTCCATAGGGCAGCTTGTTTGGTTTGACCTTTAGGCACACTACCTAACATGAACTTTTGCCACTTGTGAACTGACACACAACAATGTGCCCACTCTCTGCTCTCACAGACTCCCATAATTTTCCCAAAAGAAATACCCATTGATCGGACAGCTTGCGAGGATTTAGCATGTTTCAATGGTTCCTCAATCGCTACCAAGAAATCATCTGCACATTGCCCAAGGTTCATTATCCATTCATACAGAGTTCGTGAGTTAACTTCACGCTTACCTGCTCTATGTATTGTAGGCATAATAGTCTTATCGATCACAGCACCCGTATGTCTTGAGATAGCGACTAGCCCTCCGTCTAAACCATTATCAATACCAATTATCATATACCTTGTAAGGCTTTTTTACTTAACAGTAACCCGTCGCCTTCATACGGTAAGAACACATCGACATTTTTTGTAAGCATTTGAATGTAAAAGACTTCCTTAGCTGTGTGCGGAATGACTAAATAGTATGAGCCAACTAGTATGTCACTCCTATAGTTAAAATCTTTAGGGGGTATGTCCTGCCTATAAACTATAGTAGGATGTTCAACTATCTCCCTATTAGGGAACATTTTTATATCGCTCTGTCTTCTAGAAAACATGGAGTAGCATCACCAAAATTGTTTAGTAAGTACTCGTATTCTAACCTATCATTTGCCTCTTTGGTAGATAAATTAAATTGTTTTTTTAAAAGTGAGATAGTTATTTTTTTAGAATAACAAGCTATTGGTGGGTTGTTATACCTATCAACGGTTCCTATAAAAGCGTCCTCTAGTCCTGAGTATAAAAGTAAGGTAGATTCTGCGTCTTCTTTAGTCTTTTGGTTTTTCTGGTTCGACATCAACTATATCTTCTTGGTTTATCTTAATAGCGTTTTTGCTTTTGTTAGCACGAGCGTTATTTAAAATACTTATATCGATCTGCATCTTACCTGCACCTCCACCTTTCTTATCATTGAGACCTAAGTTCCTTCTGATCATTTGATCCAACTGGTCTAACTCACGAATAGTTTTAGGAGGTCTTAAGTTACTCATAGAGTCCCTAAGTAAACGCATACCTGCTGCAGCTACATAAGTTTGATACTTTTCGGCAGGAGATGTTTGCGCCTCTGATATTTCAAGTATGTTTTTTTCTTCTGCAGTCCTTGCTTCTCTTTTAGCTACGTTAATTGCTTCTTTAGTTTTCTTATTAAGGTCTTCGTCTAATGATTCTTGTATAGGATCTACGTTTTTATCCTCTTCAGTATTTGGATTAGACCCATAAGAGTCATTCTTAGGGCCAAAGCCAGCTTTTCTAAGCCATCTACGTAGAGTTGACGTAGATATTCCTAGCTCATCAGCTATAGTAGTTAACTTGTAGTCCTGTTTGTATAGTTGTAGAGCACGTTTAACGTCCTCCCTATCTAAGAACTGTGAATCATTTTGTTTTTTAGGCAAAGCAATTAGAATATAGTATTTTTATACGTAAATTCAAGTAATATGAATAAGTCTGTCAAAGCATACGAACCACGAATAGACCCTAAGACAAAGAAGATGGATGTTGGTGGTATACTAATACCGCCTACGAACACTATAACAGCTCTGTTGTACGGGTTAGGTAACCACGACTCTAACAGAGCTAAAGAATATTATTTTTGGAGACTGTGTGATGAGATTTGGAATAACGATGATCTCCCCGAACCTCTGATGGTAAAACATCCTTGGGCAGAAGAGATGATAAGGGCTGTCATTCGTAATAAATACATTGCTATAGGTGGAGCGGCTAACAGTGGTAAGTCACATACACTAGCTGCTTGGGGGATACTAAATTGGTTAGCTGCTCCAAGAGACACGCTAATATTATTAACATCAACTACCTTAAGAGAAGCTCGTAAAAGAATATGGGGCTCCGTTGTTTCACTTTTGATGGTTATAGAAGGAGCTCCTATACGAATAAGAGACAGTATAGGTAACGCTGCATATGAAACAGAGACAGGAAACTTAATAGAGCGAGCTGGTTTATCTTTGATAGCAGCAGAGAAATCAAAAACTAAAGAAGCGATAGGAAAATTTATTGGTATTAAGCAGAAGCGAATAATATTAATAGCTGATGAGCTTTCAGAAATATCCGAAGCCATTGTTCAAGCTGGTCTAAGTAACTTATCTAAGAACGAGAGATTTGAGATGGTGGGGTTGAGTAACCCGAACTCTAGGTTCGATGCTTTTGGTGTTTGGTCTACACCTAAAGATGGTTGGGATAGCGTTGACACCAATACAGACTACGAATGGAGAACAAAATGGGGTGGGCAGTATGTAAGGTTTGATGCTGAACGAAGTCCTAATGTTATAGCTGATGAGGTTATATACCCTTGGCTACCTACTACAGAAAAGTTAAACGAAGACAAAGCCCTGCTAGGACAAGAGTCTCGTGGGTACTACAGGATGTGTCGTGCTGTGTTCTTTGATGGAGATGAGGAAGACACCATATATAATGAAGCAGAGTTGGCTCGTAGCGGATCAATGAACAATGTAGAATGGAAAGGGAACCCTATACCTATTGCTGGTTTAGACCCTGCTTTTACCAATGGTGGTGATAGATGTATTTTATATACTGGTCATGTTGGTTATGACTCAACAGGACAGTTTGTCTGTCAGCTTGGGGAAGCGATACATCTTAATGACGATGCCACCAACAAAGCGGTTCCGAGGACTTACCAGATTGTTCGTCAGGTAAAGGCTGAGTGTCAAAAAAGAAAGATAAAACCGATGGATATTGCAGTAGACGCAACTGGAGCAGGTGCTCCATTTTGTGACGTACTAGCTGGAGAATGGAGCGATGAGATTTTGAGGGTTTCTTTTGGTGGTCGTGCATCTGAGCGTAGGGTTTCGGCTAATTCTAAACTTATAGGAAGTGAGTTGTACGTAAACAGAGTAACAGAGCTTTGGTTCGTTGGCAAAGAGCTTTGTAGAACTAAACAGTTGTTTGGTATGAACGGAGACTTAGCTCAAGAAATAACAGGTAGGAATTATGATATGGTTAAAGGTGCTACCTTACGAATGAAGATCGAAAGTAAGGTAGAACACAAATCCAGACTAGGTAAATCCCCTGACTTAGCAGATGCTGCGTTCTTATGTTTAGATTTAGCTCGTCAACGTCACGGTTTAGTAGCTGTTGAGCCTATGGA